ATTGAAGCCGGGGGTGGAGACAAATTACTATTATCTCTTGTCGGAGAATTCTGTTGATAGCGTAATCAATGAGAGACTAAATGCAAAGGAGAGAAGGCTTAGAGAAATCATCGAGAGTATGCCAATTCCATTGTTTGATAATGCGGATTTGGAAACTGGGGACGATGACATCAAGGCTTTAATAGCAGAGTATGTTAATAGAACTAAGAAGGTGTAATTCTATAGGGAATATTGCTGGTCTGCTGTTTCTTATCTCGATCATTACAAAAAAGGAGAAAATCAGCAGAATTGAAATTCGTAATCGATGTGCATTGGAGAATGGTGTATCTGTTAATTGCCCTGGTGCAGTTGCTTTTTTGGAGTACCTTGGTTTAGTGGACACAAATAGTGAAACAGTTACTCCCTATGAAATTCTTAATGAATTATCGGAAAAAGAACGGGAATCCCTACTTGACGATTTGGTAAAACTTTGTATGAATCATCTGATTGAAGATGGAATATTTGATGCAGATGCAACAGGCTTTGATGCAGAAAAAGGTCATCTTAGCATAAAGCGTTCAGCGTTTCCATTGGCTTATGCCGCAATCAGAAATTTTATGACATTAGCTGGAGCATTGGATAAAGAGGAACATGGAGAAATATGTGTGTCCGATAATTATGAAAATGACTTCACTGCTCAGATTCGCTCAAGAAGAAAAAAAATCACTCTGGAGAAACTTTTAAAGCAGCAAGAGGATCAGAGTAAAAGAGGTCTGGAAGCAGAAGAGTATGTATTGAATCTGGAAAGAAACAGATTGCCTGGTAAGGTTTCTAAAATTAAGAGGATTTCGGATTTTGACGTTGCTGCTGGTTATGATATAGTTTCATTCCAAAATGAACAGGGCCAAGTATATGATTGCTTTATTGAAGTAAAATGCTACATTGGTTCAGCACATTTTTATTGGTCAGAGAATGAGAGTGATGTGGCGCGAATCAAGGGTGACAGTTATGTATTATGCCTTGTCGATTATACCCGTATCGGTGAGCCTGGGTATCAACCGGAGTATATCAAAAACCCATATAAGACTATTTTCTCAGATGAACAATGGCTGGTAAATACGGCATCATATAAAATTCAAAGAGTATAAAAACAAGGCGTAGTTCGTTAGAGAACCACGCCTTGTTTACTTTTGAGTTTTTAATTGCTATACATTGCAGCCAATCGTTCGGCTATTGCTTCAATGACTGGTACACAAACGGTATTGCCTAGTAGGTCAAATGCTTCACTTTCTTTCAAGAAAGATAAATCATAATCCTCAGGGAATCCACAAATTCGTTCTCCCTCACGGATAGACAAGCGGCGAAGTCCACCATTATCGATTATGCCTAGATGTGAAACATCCATAGCAACTAGAGTAGGTGCCAAATCCCGCGGATTTAAAATCTTGGTGAACTCAAAAGATAATCTACCTGCGACTATGTTATATCCCTTAGGCTTGCTCTCATCTGGAACACGTCTTTTTTTATCGTTGAGTTTGCGAGGATACTCCAATGTCAAATATCCCATTTCAACTAACTCATCTAAAAAGTCGTTAAGATTTTCATGCTTGAAAAATGTTGAAATCTGTTTAGCGGTCAAAGGCATTCCATCCATCCAATCAATGCCAATATCGTCAGCCCAATGTCGTTTACGGCGTTCCTTTAATAGCAAATTCAAGAAGTTTGCCTGTTCAGGGGTTGTATCACCTTTTAAGCCAATTTCCCAACTATGAATATTGTCTTCACCACCACGTTTGTCCTTGATGGCTTTTCCAATGACTTCCTCTGGAGTAAAATGTGCGAATAATTTTCTAGTAAAGTTTGAATCTATTGTTGGAAGGTTATGCTCTAAAATGTCACCAAGTACAACACGCTTCTCCGGGAAATTATCAAGGGAAATATGTACTTCTTTTGTACCAACAATATATACACGTTTCCTGGACTGCGGAAGCCCATGATATTGACTATCAATCAGTTTGTAGGATAAGAAATATCCTAGTTTTTGAAGGTGGGTTACGATTATTTTCAGTGTTCGTCCATTGTCATGATTAACAAGACCTTCAACATTTTCTAATAGAAAGCCATATGGTTTCTTTTCATTTAGAATACGCTCGATTTCAAAAAATAGCGTTCCTCGTGTGTCATCAAACCCAAGACCGAGTCCTGCTGCTGAGAATGGTTGGCATGGGAAACCGGCCAAAAGAAAATCAAAATCGGGGATATCCTTTGCTTCAATCGTTGTGATGTCCCCTGCAACGCTTTCTTCTTTATAATATTTTTTATATGCTTTGATGGCATAATCTTTTATTTCACTACTGAATACGCATTGAGGGTTGAAACCTTGTTTTTTAAATGCAGTCTCAAACCCAAGACGTATACCACCCAACCCCGCAAATAAATCAATGAATTTCACATCCTTATTAGCGGCACGTTTACGCTGATTGATTTGTGCACTAATTAGGTCTATACATTTTTCGGAAAAACTATTTCCTGTGGCATATTGTACAATTTCATCATGCTGGGTAGGAGTGATATAAATTGTCGTTGCCATTTTTTTCTGGTATTCAGGAAGTGGAGTTCGTCCTGATCCCTTTCTTTTTCCACCGTGCTTTGGCATACGCTAACTCCTCTCTCAATCATAATAATACATGGTTTATACTACCACAACCAGCTTGATTTTGCAATGCCTTTAATCAAATGGAATTTTTTCGTTTTTTATGGAGATGATTTACACAATACCATTGACATTCGCATATTGGTGTAATATAATAATATTACGCAAAAAAGCGTAAAAGCGTAAAGGAGGAAGAATAATGGCAGGAGAATTTGGTGCGTATATAGCACGAAAAAGAATTGAAAAGGATGTTAAACTGAAACCAATCGCAGAAAAACTTGGATTGTCAGTGACATATCTTTCCGACATTATTAAAGGACGCCGCAATCCGCCGGATATTGATGGACTGGAGGAGTTAGCGAAAGCCTTAAATTTGAATGAAGTTGAAAGAGACGAGATGTTTGATCTGGCAGGAAGAGAAAGAAGTCAGGTTTCTCCAGATTTAACGGAATACATTATGGATGAAAATATCCCAAGTGCAAGAGCAGCATTTAGAAAAGCAAGAAACGGCGGTCTTGGTGATGATTTTTGGCAGGAAGTCAATCAAATTATTGATAAGCGAAATGGAGGTAACTAATGGAATATAATATGAATAGCTTGATTCCTTACATTTTGGCATCAGAGTATGATACCGTTGCGGAGGAGTTCCTCGGGGTGTATTGTCCAGAAGCACTCAATAAACCGACACGAGTACCTATCGAGAAGATTGCGCGCGAGGGTCTTGGTTTAGATGTTCAGTATATATGTCTTTCAGAGGAACTTGATACCTACGGAATGACCATTTTTTCGGACGGCACAGTTGAGGTGTATAATCCAGAAGAAAGACTATACGATACGAGATTCTTTAAACGAAAATCTGTTCTGATTGACCCTGAAGCTGTTAAGAAGACCAACATTGGGTGCAAAAACAACACAATAGCACATGAGTGTTTTCATTGGTATAAGCATCGTCTTTATTTTAGGATGCAGAATTATACGCTCCCACGGCAAGCAAAGTTTTGCAAGTGCGGTGTTGCTCAATTGCCCAATTCTACGTATGAAGAGAACATTATGGAGAGTCAAGCAATCGGAATCGCTCCCAGAATACTAATGCCTAAAGTTCCTTTCATTGATGTTGCTACGCAGCTGAATGTAGGATATGAGAAAGACAACTGGAAAGCCATCTGTCAATTGGCTGATTTCTATGACGTGTCAAAACAATCTGTCAAAATTAGACTGGAAGAGTGCAACCTTATATAGCTCTTGCTGCTCAATTAGCAGGAGTTATATTTTTTATAAACGGCATACGCATAAAAGCGTAGTTGCGTATATCGTTTATTATGACGAGGAGACGTTAGTATGGAAATATACGGATTTGATAAGATATATGAAAGATTTTGTGAAAAGAATGAGCCTACCAAAGGCCTTGCACATGACACTGGAAAAGTGCGTGAGAAGTTTGTTGATATTGTTAATGCCGTAGGGATTGACCAGAGCCTGTTGAGAGCCAAGGAAAGAACAAATGGTGCCGATGGCAAAACTATAAAAGGCGGGAATTTTATTATTCCCAAAGATTCTATTGAATTCTGTGCAGAGGCTATCAACAGGTATACGACAAAGGATTTCAAGAATATTCGGTCAGCTAATTTTAGAGATACAGCCATTGAAGAGGTACAGTTTTTAATTGACGGATTTTCTAGCATGCTGGTCAGCCTTGGCTGTTCATATGAGGTATGCTTGGAACAGCAACACGCAATGGAACGCAGGATGCACTATAAGATTCGTTTATCAGAAAAAGAACTTTCAGACCAGCTGCAGATAATTCAAGATCAGGCTGAGAAATATGAAAATAGTGTATGTAACTTCAATTACGATGATAGCGTTTATTTTTTACACTATATGGCATCAAAAGTGCAATCACTTCAGGATTATTTTGGATGGGTTTACCAGGATTATACTGACAGGCGATCTGAAGAACTCAGTAATTTGGCTGAGATTGAGTTACAAAATGAGTCTCCGCAAGAGTCATTCCGAAAGGGCAATATGGAGCTGGTCTACGGGGATGCCTTGGAGCATGATGATGAGTATCAGAAACTTATGAAGATTATGGAAAAGATTTTGGCTGAAGAGAATTTTGTTAAAAATAAGCAGGCAAGATTCAATAAGCTACAAGAGCAGCTGGAGGAAATTCGAAAACGATATCAAAGGGTTCTGTTTGGTGAACTGCTACTGGAAGACCCGAATATGCCGCTGACCGTAAAACATCCGCTGACCGTTTTGCGGGAAGCTATTCAAAACACAGAGGAGCAATTTGCTGAATGGGCAGAAAGGAACGAAGCTGAAGCGAGAAAAACGCCAGAGGATATTAAAGCAGAAGTGGAACAGAAGAAGCATTTAGAAGAGGTAATGCTAAAGCTGTTTGAATCAAGGGGCATGAGTTTAGACATACCCAACACAGATAAAGAGGAGGAGGAACTGTTTATGGAGAGTGGCAATGTTGCTTATAAACTAAAGGGGATGATTTCATTTCCCTGTTGTTCAAAAGAGAAAATCATGGCCTATGAAGGGGTATCAGGAAAAAGTTCTATTAAGTGTCCGAAATGTGGTCGATATGCAATTTTCGACTTCGATAAAATGGAATCAGTTCCAGGCGAAACGCTTAGGGGAGCAGCACATAGATTAAGAACAAAATAAGATGTATCACTGAGCCAATAGGGTTTCAAAGTAAAACACCACAGAGTCAGGGTATATCAACCAAACAGTACAAGCTGTTGGGTTGATGTATCCTGACTTTTTTTGTTTGAGATGCACCCCCAAAAGTAAATATGTTTTGGGTTTTTATCTATGACTTATTTTCTAATACAATTACACCATGATGGTAAATCGATTACACAAGAAGATTTTCAGCAGTCTCGCATTGAGATGGAAACATAGTCATGTGTTTCCATCTGAGTGCCAGACACTCAAATAAAAAAATTCCAATGCCCGAAGTGGTCGACCTTAAGGCGGCGGGATACATCAAGAGTCAAATTCACGCTATAGCCGTGGACTGACAAATGATGTACCCACCGTGCTTTGTCATGCCCATTTCGGTATCAGAGCCGGTGTACATCATTACATCGGCTCTTTTTGTGTTCTGCCGCTACCCATCCGGGCGGGAAGGACACAAATATGAAAAAAACAAAGAACAATGGAGTATTCGAACGCAAGAGCCACTTTAATCCAAATCGCCGTTCCTTTGTAACGGAAGACGGCAAGCTTGCTTATATCGTCTGGGACGAGGAGAGCAAGCGAGACATCACCCATTACTACGGAGTAGGCAGCGATGGCATTACCGAAGAGATGGTAATCATGCTTGATGAAGATGACCACGCTTGGGACCTTTTGGAACGTTATCAGGAAGAAAACACAGACTACGGTTTTCGCAATCAGCAGCGTAAACACAATGAAAACCACAAAAAATATCCAACTGACCCTCTCTTAGACCTTGTTGACGAGCAGGCGGATATCATTTCACTGATCTTCCCGGAAAACGAGGCCACAGACGAAACTGTAGAAAAAGTAGTCGCATTTATTTCTACGCTGACAGAAGCACAGCAGGACTTGGTGTATGACCACCTTGGTGCCATGAAACAGCTTGAAGAGATGCGCCGTGAGGAAATTGCGGTTACTGGCAAGAAAATAACACAGCAGGCTATCAGTAATCGGTGGAAGAAAATCATAGCCCGTGCCTGCAAGTATTTTGACATCCCGATTCCCCGTAAACGCAAGGCAAAGAGCACAAAGTAATAGGGCATCTGCTGTGGGGATTGTTGTTTCTGGCTTATTACAGAGGAAGCAACAACCTCCGGGTGCAGACCAGTTTAATGATTGGAGGAAAAAATAATGAAAAATCTGCAGCATAAAGTACGAATAAATATTTCAGACCGCGATGGTCATAAAAAGACCGTTCTGAATGGCACCGTGAAACATTTTCCGCAGCGTCTCCTGACACTACTCTTTGGGGATTTTACCGAGGTTTTAGTGCTTATACCAGGACAGACCGTGAAAACAGTGGAAATTCATGAAATTACAGGAGGAAATAGCAATGATTAATAACACTGAATCAATGAATGAAATAACAAGAGGCACTGTAGTTTTTGTAAAAAATAATCAAAATTGCGGTCATATTATGCAGGGCAACCATCCTGCGGTTGTTATTCAGAATGACATGGGCAACAAGTATAGCCCGACTGTTATTGTCTGTTATGTCTCCTCACAGATAAAACGCCTGGAGATGAGGACCCATGTAGTTCTTCAGCATTATGACAACCTGAAGGTGTCGGTTGCTAGGGCAGAGCAGCTTGCTACCATCGATAAGTCAGACATTATGAGCGTGGTAACGAAACTGCGACCGGAAGATATTATTCGTATTGATACTGCTGTTCGCGTATCACTGGGTTTGGAGGTGGAGTAATGGCAGGCAAAAATTTACCAATGCCACTGAAGGCAAAACCGTATCTGCATCAGCAGCAAGCGTTTGATTTTGCCTGTGAGAAGTTTGGCTTGCTCCACGAATTCACTAACAGGAGTCGCGGCGTAGCGCTTCTCATGGAAATGGGATGTGGAAAAACGATTGTATCAGTGGCAATATCCGGTATCTTGTATCAGTTTGGTTTGGTAAACAGGGTCCTCGTTGTGGCTCCGCTTTCCATCGTAGGTGTGTGGAAAGAAGAATATAAAAAATTCGCTGACTTTCCATATGCGCTGACTGTACTACAAGGTAGCAGTGCAAAGAAGAAAGAACAGCTGATAAAGCAGCACAATGATGGACTTGAAATTATAGTGGTCAATTATGAATCAGCCTGGAGACTGGAAAAGGAACTGCTGGCGTACAATGCCAATCTTGTTATTGCAGATGAAGCTCACAAACTGAAAGAAGCAAGGACGGCACAGTCCAAAGCCATGCACCATTTAGGTGATAAGGCGCAGTACAAGCTGCTTTTGACGGGTACCGTTATTACAAATCGTGAACTGGATGTCTTTAGTCAGTACCGCTATCTGAACAGACAGATTTTCGGTGACAGTTTTTATGCGTTTCGTAACAGATATTTTGATATGGTCGGTTACGGCAATCATATACCTCGTTTTCGCAAGGCCATGACTTCTGATTTTTTGCAGCGGCTACATTCTATTGCATTTCGTGTGACTAAAGCGGAATGTTTGGATTTGCCGGAAATAACAGAGGAAGTCCGTACTGTGCCATTAGAACCCAAAGCTATGAAGATATACACAGAACTCGAGAAAGAGTCATATACGGAACTTGCAGATTCTGAAGTATCCGCAGTAAACGTGCTGACAAAGTTGCTCCGTTTATCACAAGTAACAGGCGGGCATTTAACAGATGATGAGGGCGATACCAATCCTGTCAGCACGGCCAAGATAAATGCACTGTCAGATATTTTGGATTCTGCTATGGAAGAGAATAAAAAGGTTGTAGTCATGGCAAGGTTTGTGCCCGAACTAAATGATATTCAGGCACTGCTTGAGAAAAAGAAAATCAGCTACGCAGTGGTGCGTGGCGGTATTAAGAATCGTGCGGATCAAATCAGCCGTTTTCAAAATGATGCAGAGTGCCGTGTGTTTGTTGGCCAGATTGCAGCAGCCGGACTTGGCATTACACTTACTGCCGCATCCTCGATGGTGTTCTTTTCCCTGGACTATTCCATGTCGAATTTTGAGCAGGCAAAAGCGAGAATTCATCGCGTATCACAGAAAAATGCCTGTCATTACATTTACCTCATAGCTAAGGATACTGTGGATAAGAAAGTCTTGCGTTCCCTCCGCAGCAAGGTAGACCTTGCCAGAATGCTTGTGGATGATTATCGAAAGGGGCATAATCCGTTCTCACAGTAAGGCTTGTGACGAGAGAAACTGGGGGTTGTTTTTCTCGGCTTGTATGTGAAAGGAGGTAATGACCAAATGGAAAATAAGCAGATTTTTGAACTGGCAGACGCACTGAAAGCTGCCAAGGAAACAAAGAAGGAACTGGATGCCAAAGCGAAAGAAATGAGTGCCGAGATTGAAAAACTCGACCTGGCTTTATCGGATGCGATGGCAGATGCCGAATGTGACCGTTTCTCCCGTAATGGCTCTATGTTCTATTTGAACAGTCGGTTGTATGCATCCCCGATGGCTGGTTGCAAGGATGATATGATTCTGGCTCTTAAGAAGAACGGCTATGGTGATATCGTGACGGAAACAGTTAATGCAAATACTTTGGCATCTTTTGTCAAAGAACAGATGGCTGTCAACAATGATACAGTTCCAGCTTGGATCTCTGATGTGATTAGCACGTTTGAGAAGATAACTGTCGGTATCCGTAAGGGATAAACCGATTACAATGACCACAAATACAAACCGTTAAGGAGGACACGAAGATGTCAGAAAAGGAAAAAAATGAGACGATGGAAGTGGCTGTAGTAGGCGGTTTTGCCACCTTATCAAATATGAAGGAAATGAACGAGGCAATGATGGAAGACCTAGCGGGGATGGAACTTACCTTTGACCGCATTAAGATTCCGTCCGGTGGGTCGACTGCATTTGAGATTCCAGATGCAGATACGGATGATACCAAGATGGTCAAGGATATAACTGGTGTTATCTTGTTGCATCATCCTGCCTATGCCTACTATAGCAAGAAATATGTTGGAGGCAGCAATCCTCCGGACTGTGGCTCTTTTGATGGAGTGAAGGGAAATGGTACTCCTGGAGGCACATGTGCAACCTGTCCATATAATAAGTACGGCAGTGGAGAAGGGCAGGGCAAAGCCTGCAAAAACCGCCGCATGATTTACATTTTGATGGAAGGGGAGTTTTTCCCAATGGTGCTTTCCCTGCCGACTGGAAGTCTGAAAGAATTCCAGAAGTATGTGAAACGGCAGCTGTCTAAGGCGAGAAAACTCTGTCAGATTGTGACGAAAATTTCGCTTCGTAAGGCAACGAATAGTTCTGGCATTGTGTTTTCTCAGGCAGTTTTTTCTTTTGAACGTGAATTGACCACAGCAGAGAAAACAGCCGTGTGGCAGATGGCAGACCAAGCCAGGACATATGCAGCTAATCTTTCCATGTCGGCACTTGCCCCTGTTGATGAAGTGCCGTTCGTGGATGCAGAGACCGGCAAGATTGTTGAACCATTAAAGTAACTAAGAATACAGCATATAAAGCCGGGAGTAGTTGTTTCTCCTGGCTTTGCACGAGGTGAATGAAATGGAAAATAACTATAAATGTGTAACGAGTGTGGCGGACATACGGGCCTATATCGGAGAGGCTGTTGATGTGGCGTTTGATTATGAAACGGCAGCGGATGAGTCATACCGTAACGAAGATAAAGCGGCACTGACCCCAGCAAAAAGTCATATGGTTGGATGCAGTTTTAGCGTGGAAGAACATACAGGGATTTATGTCCCCGTGGCACATCTTACTGGCACAAATATTGATAAGAAAGAATTCATGGGATTTTTAAGGGAATTCCTATCTGATCGGTCAAAGAGAAAAATAGCACACAACCTGTCCTTTGAATCAATGGTAAGCTATCATGCTGGGATTGTGATTTTGCCTCCTGTGTATGACACGATTGCGGCATCTCAGATGTCGTTAAAGAGCAATACGGAATTTCGTGTTTTGTCAGACAGTGGCTTAAAAAAGCTGTCAGCAGAACTCTGTCATGAACCATTGCCGTCTTTTGCACAGGTAACTAATGGCAGGCATTTTGATGAACTTGATGCGCAGGATGCAGAAACGGTACGCTACGGTGCTGCCGATTCTGATTTTGCCCTGCGACTTATGCATATTTTCAATAATTGGTTTGATCGTTTTCTTCCAAAGCATCGCTGGCTTGTGGAGAATGTGGAATCACCCACAGCGGTGTACCTTGGTATTATGAAAAACAATGGTGTGCCTGTGAATCTGCCGTTGATGAAGCAGAGGAAGGATGAAGCGGAAAAAGAGATGGAGCGTATCCGTACGGAAATTGGAGTCATGATTGGAGACGTAAAAATCGGCAGTAATTGTAGCACAAAGGCATTTAAGGACTATCTGTATCAGACGCTCGGACTACCTGTGCTTAAAACAACGGAATCCAATAAAGAGGCGGCAGACGATGCTGCCATGACCATGTTAAAAGAGTGGTGCGATGAGAACCGCCCGGAACTGTCTAGCCTGTTTACATTGGTGCAGGAGTATAGAAAGTGGGGAAAGATTAAGTCTACCTATATTGATGGGTATCTGAAACACATTGATTCGGCTACAGGGAGAATCCATCCGAATTTTTATGCTTTATCTACGGATACTGGGCGCTTTAGCTGCAATCAACCAAACTGCCAGAATATGCCCCGTAAGGCCAATGACCCAATTGGGGTGCGTAACTTTATCGCAGCCCCCAAAGGGCAGCTGATTATCAGCTGTGACTATAGTCAGATTGAACTTCGTGTCGGTGCCCATTACTGCCAGGATCCGACTATGATGCAGACCTACAGCACTGGTGGAGATATTCACGCAGCTACTACGGTGGTTATATTTGGCTGTTCATATGAGGAGGCAAAGGATAAAAACCATCTGGGATATAAGGAGCACAGAACGATTGCGAAAAATGTGAACTTCGGTACATTCTATGGCCTGTTTCCAAGAGGACTCCAAAAAACACTCAAGTTTAAGGCGGGGGTTGTTAAATCCGTCTCGGAATGTGAAACCATTATCCGAAATCTGAAAGCAGGATATCCGATGCTAACTACCTGGCAGGAAGAAACCAGGTATGAGGCGTCCCGAAGAATGTATTCTGAGACAAGGCTTGGCAGAAGAAGGTATCTCCCTAATATCAACAGCACCGATTGGGGGAAGAAATCTTTTGCTGAACGCTGTAGCATGAATACCCCTATCCAGGGGACGGCGGCAGATATTTTAAAGCTGGCACTCGGCAGAATCTTAAATGGTCTGCCAGAGCGGCCTTGGCTGAAACCTATCCTTCAGATTCACGATGAATTAACATTCGTTATTCCGAAGGAACGTCTGGAGGAAACGGTCACTTACATCAAAGAATGTATGGAATCGAAGCCTTTTATGGAATTCGACCTTCCCCTTGTGGCAGAGGCATCTGCAGGCGAGACCTTCGGTACGATGGAGGAATTGGAGGATTAAGTTATGTATAGAAATTATGAAGGATACTCAGACCCTACAGCCGGACAGGCTGTGGGGCAGATTATGCGTGAGTATAAGAAGGAACAGAGAAAAAAATGGAATTATCAGCATGAGATGAAGAACCGCAGGAAGGTCTACGTGGCTTCAAAATATGCCGGAAATATTGATGAGAATGTGGCAAAGGCTGTTATCTATTGCAGGTATGTAATCAATAAGAACTGTATGCCTGTGGCGAGTCATCTAATGTATCCGGGCATATTAGATGATTCTGTTCCGACAGAGCGTGAGATGGGGTTGATGTTCGGACTGGCACTTTTGGAAGTCTGCGATGAAGTCTGGTGCTTTGGAGAAATTTCTCTCGGCATGGAACATGAAATCAGAGAAGCAAATAAACTGGGCAAGCGTGTACGCTATGTGAAGGAGGTGGCCTGATGGATATATCCGCACAGGAAGTCCTGCAAAGCCTGTTTAATCCGGATGATACCGTCTGCTTCCGTGTCTTTGATGATAAGAAAACAGGCACATTTACTGGACAGAAACTGTCCGTGGAATGTGGAAAATATCAGTCAATAGAAACTGTCTTGCAGCAGCATAATACATTGAATCGTGGCATCTTTTTTGTAGTCAATTTTGGTGGGCATGATGATGAGAGTATTACCCGTATCAATGCACAGTTTGTCGAATGCGATGACCTTTCTTTTGAGAAACAGCAAATACAAATTGATGCCTTTCACCTGCCTCCGTCCATGATTATTAAGACGCAGAAATCTCTCCATACTTATTGGTTCATGAAGAATGCGGAGGTAGCCAAGTTTCGGGGTATTCAAAAACAGCTGGTGCAGCACTTTTCAGGCGACCCGAGGTGCGTGAATGAAAGCCGCGTTATGCGTTTGCCGGGATTCAATCACTGTAAGGGCGAGCCTGTCATGGTAGAGTGTGTCTTATTTCACCCAGAACGCAAATATACACAGGAGCAATTATCTGATGTTCTGCCTCAGATAGAAGAAAAAATCGTAGAGAGCAAACACGGGTCTGAAAAAGGACTGAACATAGTTCTTCATGAATGTGATTTTATCAAATATTGTAAGGACAATGCAGCATCGCTTTCAGAGCATGACTGGTATGCTATGATCGCCAATTTGGCTGTGTTTGAGGGGGGTACAGAACTGATTCATAAACTGTCTGCACCCTATCCGAATTATGATACAGTCAATACGCAGAAGAAAATCAATCATTTCTTGGAATCCGGAACAAGACCGATGACATGTCAGACCATTGCGGAAAAGGGATTTAAATGCCAACGCATGGAAAATGACCAGTGTAAGTGCAAGGCCCCTGCGGCACTTTGTTATCAGCCGATGAGCATTGATGGACTTCGTGCCGTCATTGCAGCCATGCCTGTAAAAAATGCCGTGGTGGATGATATTCAGACGGCCAGATTATTTGTGGAAGAGTATCTGTATAACGAGGATTCCGTGACTGCCGAAACCATCATCAATTATGAAGTGAAGGGACACTTTGGATTTAAAAACACGGATTTAAAACCGCTTATTATGCTATATAAAACAAGGAGCAAGGAATATACGGCTGGATTAAAAGCCAGAAAGAACCGTGTGGAGATGGAGTTTCCTATCTGGTATGAGCCTACAGAGCGTGGCGTAAAGTTTCTGCCCGGAGTGCTTGCGGAGCATTTGGCTGAGACGGAAAATGTATTCTTTGCCGCTGAGCAGTATTATCTGTACCAGAATGGCGTTTATCGTGAGATGCAGGAACTGGAGGCGCAAAAGATGGTACGGGAGAAAATGATATCCCGTGAGGTCAAGATGAATCAAATCACCGATGCCGAGCGTCAATGGCGTTTATTGGTGCAAAAAGACATCCGGGAGCTCAATGCAAATCCCTTCATCATCAATGTGAAAAACGGTCTTTATAATGTGCTGGACGATATACTTACCGAACACATCACGGACTACTATTCGACTGTGCAGTTAAATGTATCGTATGAAAAAACGGCTGCTTGTCCCCGTTTTACGCAGTATCTGCATGAAGTTTTGGCTGATGACCAAATCCCACTGATACAGGAGATGCTTGGATATTTCCTTGTGCCGATTACCCGTGCGCAGAAGTGCTTTGTCATCGTTGGAGAAGGCGGTGCAGGAAAATCACAGCTTCTGCTTGTGTTAAATGAGATACTGCTTGGCAAGGGCAATGTGTCAAATGTATCCTGGCAGGCATTGAATGAGCGTTTCAAGACAGCAGAATTATTTGGGAAACTGGCAAACATCTTCGCTGACCTTCCAACCAAGAATATTGAAGATAATGGTATCTTCAAGGCACTGGTTGGCGAGGATTATCTGACCGTGGAAAAAAAGAACAAGAATCCGTTCTCGTTTCAGAGCAGTGCAAGGCTTCTATTCTCCTGCAACACGATACCGAGAAATTATGGAGACAAGTCGGAAGGCTTTTATCGCCGTCTGATTATAGTCCGCTTTGATCATGCTGTGCCGGAACAGATGAAAGACCCGGAGTTATTGGATAAGCTGCAGCTTGAAGCAGATGGCATTTTTCTCTTTGCCCTGGAAGGATTGAAACGCCTCATCAACAAGCATTATCGGTTTTCTGAAACAAAAGCAAATAAAGCGGAATTACAGCAGTACCGGGAAGAAAGCGACAGTGTGCTGTCATTTGTAAAGGATTGCTGCGTGGTTGATGTGAACCACGATACAGGATCCACAGAATTGTTTACCGCTTATAAAAGGTACTGTGAGGAATGCGGTCTGAGACCATATTCGCAGAAAATGTTTGTGGGACGGCTGATTGCAGGTACGCCAGGCACAGCTCGAGGAGTGGATACTCTCGGTAAAAGAAGAATTATCAAAGGAGTCAGTATTGGAGAAATATTAGGATAAGCATAGATATCAGACCCGTGTCCTCATTGTCGCGGGTCTGTCCCTGTTTACCATAAGTCATTTGACACAAATGACGTGTTCTTACACAAAAATCCTATTTCTTTATATTTATTACTAAAAATACACACACTCATATTTTGCGTATGATTTTTATAAAGATAGGAATTTAGGTGTCTAATGTGTCTAAGTGTAAGAAAATCAAGGAGGTTGTTTGACACATGAGAGAATCGGATATTGTAAAGAAGATATTGAAATACCTAAAAAGCGTAGAGGGTTGTTTTTTCTGGAAAGAACATGGAGGGATGTATGGCACAGCAGGCATCCCGGACATCATTTGCTGTTATCGTGGCCGCTTCATCGGATTCGAAGTTAAGACCGATGTGGGAGAACCTACCAAACTTCAGCTGTCAGCAATTCGCAAGATAAAGGCTGCCGGAGGGAATGCGCTGGTGGTTCGCTCCGTGGAAGAAACCAGAGCCGTGATTGAGGATGTTCCATGATAAGACAGGCTGTCTGTTATACACCAACCGTAAATCTTATTGATTGGAGGAACAAGAATATGTATGCAAGACAAAACAGTGGCTTCTCCGTTTCTTCGGAAGATGGATATGCCCAACTTGGTAATGCAATTATTTTGCAGGCGGTTCGTGATTACAGAGATGCCATCAAGAAATTGAAGAGGTTTCCCTACGATGATTCAGCACAATGTGTAAAAAGCGAAGTAGAGAGATTCTTCCGTGGCGGATTGTTTTCTGTTATCACGGAACTTTCCCCGAATATGCTGATTCGAAAACTGAATGAGGAGGTAGCTGAACATGAGTAAGAAAATGACAGCAAAGGAATATTTGGGACAGACTTACCGTCTCGACCAGCGTATCGATAGCAAGATAGAGCAGGTATCATCCCTGCGTACATTGGCAACGAAGGCTACAAGCACCATCAGCGATATGCCGGGCAGTCCTACCCGTAATACCCACCGCATGGAAGACATTGTAGTGAAAATCATTGAATTGGAAAATGAGATTAATGCAGATATTGACCTTCTTGTAACACTTAAAAAAGAGGTGCCGAAGGTGATTGACAGTGTTAGCAATGTGGATGAACGGTTAGTTCTTCGTTATCGTTACGTGCATAATCTCACCTGGTTGAAGATTGGGGATGCACTGAATGCGGATGAGCGCACAGTTCGCAGATGGCATAACCTGGCACTTGCTCATATCACAATCCCCCAAAAATGCACTGTGATAAGAAATATGCCGTAAATGTCCGTAGATGTCCATATGGGTAATGTGTTATAGTATAATTAGCAAAAAAGATAAAGAGAAAAAGCCTTCACGGGAAAAACCCGCGAGGGCTTTTTTATTGGGAGGAAAGCTATGGATAAGATAAACCATCCGCAGCACTACACTAACGGCAAAGTAGAATGCATTGATGCCATTGAGTCTGCTACTGCAGGCCTTAAGGGTATCGAAGCCGTGTGCGTGGCTAACGTAATTAAATATGTGTGGCGGTTCAAGTTAAAGAATGGTGCTGAGGACTTAAGGAAAGCCATGTGGTATCTTGAACGGCTGATAGCAGGGAGTGAAGAAAATGCCAAGAAGGCCTAAGACACCGTGTCGATATCCTGGCTGTCCGGAACTTGTGGATGGAAGGTACTGTGAGAAGCACCAGAAGATAATGGATGCTCGGTATGAGAAATATGATAGGAGCTCAGCCACAAAGAAACGTTATGGCAGAGGCTGGAAGAGAATAAGGGATAGATACATTGCCGCGCATCCTTTGTGTGAGCAGTGCATCAAAGAAGGACGCATTACTGTAGCTACTGAAGTTCATCATAAGTTGCCGCTATCGAGAGGCGGAACGCATGACGTGAGAAACCTCATGGCCTTGTGTACCCCGTGCCACTCCAGAATCACTGCTGAGTCTGGAGACAGATGGCACAAACGCAGAAAGTACGATAAACATAGCTACAAAACTAAATATTAAGAACAAAACGCTAGGACGTAGAACACATAAGGGGCAGGGGCGGTCTAAATCTCTAAACCTAGACTGCAAGCCAACGGGCGTGGGGTGTTACGCAAAAAATAAGCGAAATCAAAAGGGCAATTAAGGAAGGTGTAAAAGGGTGGCCACAAAATCGAATAATATAGGCGGGCGGGGAGGCAAGAGACCTGGTGCCGGACGCAAGAAATCAGCTGTTTTAGAAAAAGCGCAGGCAGGAAATCCGGGAGGCAGAAAGCTGGAAGTGTTAGATATACCAGAACTTGAGGGCGTTGAAATGCCCAAGCCTCACGATTTCCTATCTGCTGAACAAAGAGATGGCAGTGACCTGCAGGCCACTGAAATATATAAAGAAACGTGGGAAT